TCTATGATGGCACCAACCTCTTGGGCAACATAGCACAGGACTTCACAGCATAATGCCATTTGGATTCAAGGGAAATATCTTAACAACATCGTCAGCATTTGATGGCCTAATCACACAAGGTGCCACGGTGACCAATAACAATATGGAGAGTTCTGGCCAGACCAACAAGTTTGGTGGTGCCGCCCTACAGTGTAAGATATCAAATCAATGGCTACAGATTGACATCAATTCACCCGCGGGTGGTTTTGAGTTCAAGGGATCACAGGCATTCACCTTGGAATTCTGGGTCAATATAAACTGGGCATCAAACCTCAATTACGAACGGGAACTTTTCAGATTTGCGACGACAACAAATGCCAACAACAGGATCAAACTCACCAGTTCGTTGGGGATAAATTTCTACAGTGCCAACAACAGCCCACAGTCTGCCACTAACCTATCACAAGGCACCTGGAGCCACTTGGCCTTGGTGTGTCGTGGCAACAACACCTTTGATGGCTATGTGGATGGAACCCGTTATGTCACGGGAGCCAGTTTCTCCACATCAGGCACCAAGAGGTTCTTCATTGGAGGCATAGGTGGAGACATCATTGGCAGTAATCTCAACAGTTACTATGATGAGTTGAGGATCAGCAACACGGAGAGATACACGGGCTCATCGTTCTCAGTTCCAACATCACAATTCACCACGGACGAGAACACAGTCACACTGTTCCATTGGAATTTCGTTGCTGAAGGTTTCTTGTATGATTATGCTGTTGATTAATCGTATAAATATTCTTGTAAATTTACAAAGGAGAAACAAATTATGTCAGCGGCAAGTAATTACTTAGAAGACAAATTATTAGACCATACCTTAAGAGGCACGCCGGGAGCCTACACAGCACCAACCACGGTGTATGTGGCACTGTTCGCCAGTGGCGGAAACGATTCAGCATTGACCAATGCCCTCGAAACAGGAACGTCATCAACATCAGGCACAGGCAACTGGGGCTACTATGAAATCAACAACGGGGCATATGCTCGTCAGTCAGTTTCATTTGGAGCGGCAGGCACAGCAGGTGGATACACAACAGGCACTATCAAAAACAATGCCTCTGTATCTTTCGATCCAGCCACGGCAGACTATGACACAGCAGGTGGAACAGGTAATGTTGTGACCCACATAGCAGTGATGGACAACAGTTCAGGCACGACGAACTGTCTTTATTATGGGTTACTTTCAACCAGTAAGACTGTATCAAGTGGAGACCAATTCACAATATCAAGCGGCAATTTAGCGATCAGTCTTGCTTAATTAGGAGTCCTCAATGACTCGTCAGACCGTAATACGAATAGTTGAAGAGTCAGCGACTGATCCCAACGTATCAGCGTCCGTCGTAGAACAATCCGGATCGGGGCGATCCTGGAGTCAGACGTCTGGTAGGTATAGGGTAAATCTAACCAACTCGGCACCAAATTCCAAGACCATCACCTTCAGATTCGCACAGGATTTCCGCAAGACGGATTCCGTGTATAACATACCTGCGGATCGTTGTATAGTCAGATACAAGGCCAGGCCCTATGCTGACCTAAGCATAAACTCAGGGGGACTTGGCACCAATTTCAACATAACCTATACCAGCAGTTTTGGCAACCAGAGTTATTCATATTTCAGTGATCCAAATTACAACCTGACAGACATTTACCAGACGGGCAGTGCTGTCACCACGAGGACGGCGGACCAGCAACCAATAAACACCGCTGACAGTTACCTCTCAGCACAGATCAACACCAGCAACAGCAACAGCAACGGCCTACACGATGTCACCCTGGACCTGACGACAGCACAGATACGGGGTAATACCGGATCAGCGGGCAGTCTGTTGTATCAATGGGAGGCAGACACCATCACCATTGATGGATTGGATGGGGATAGCCTCGACATAGACACCGTTGAGAGCACATTGTATGCCCTGGGTGGGTTTAGGTTTTTTGGTTCCACTAATGCCACAAGCACCATCACGATGGACGTGGGAGCCAAGGTCATCAAGTTCGCCTCGCCTGATCCCATCAATATAACGGCAACCGCAGACGTCTCCGCTGAATTGAAATTTAACATATCTGAACAATACAACGTCAGGGCAGACATCATAGCAACCACTTTCAATTTCGCATTGATGGATGAAGAGGAATTCACCGCTTCCACTTCAATGTCCGTCACACCAACATTCAAACCCACCGCGATTGCGGACATAGATGTCAGCACGGCCACCAGCCTGGCACCAGGCCTGATCTACGACATCAACGCGGACTACACTTGGAACACATTCAACCTCAACATCTACTTTGAATCAGGATTCGTCGAAGACAATTTCGTATCTGAACAGGGCGAATACAACTGGAACTTCCTTGAGAACACCAACTGGGATGATTGGCCAACAGTCACCTGGATTGGTAATGAAGCCACTTGGGACAACTGGCCCAATGATGTATGGGAAGAGAGTTTCACACTACGTTGGCTGGGAACAGTGGAAACCCAACCCAGTTTCATTTTGGGCGATGTGGTCCAATACACCGGTTCATTCAGTTTTGACACCAATCCTGGCATAAACGAAGCCGCGGAGGCAGACATCACAGCATCGTTCTCGACAGAGATAACGGCCGCTGGCGTGATAGACGTCGAGGCAGATCTAACAGGAGCATTTGCTCCAGGTCTAATTGCCAATATTGAATATGCTCTGGATGAGGGCATCTTCATCACTGGAGCATTCACACCAGTTTTAACCGCGAATGCTAAAACTGACACATTCGCTGACATAGATGTTGCTTTCACATTCGCGGTTGAACCAACCTTCAGACCGTCAGCATACCAAGAGGATTACACCACACAATCTACGGTCGAGATCAACCCAACATTCAGGCCAGCCGGTTTCGCAGACATCACTGCCTTGGCCAGCACATTGGCGGTGTCGAGGCTGTTCTTCCAGACAGATCCATACAACATACACACCATCCTCGAAGAAACCAGGACTGTTATGGTGCCTATGGAACAAAGACAAACCCAGGTATTGGAGGAAAATAGATTAAATACCATTGTTGCTGAAACCCGTGGTTACAGGGTTCCGCAAGAAACAAGGAGTTTAAAATTGAGGATACCACCATTCAAGAACAGATTCACCACTCCAAGGATTAGACAGGACGCATAATGGCAAATTTAACAGGATTCAAAAGAGACAACGACGGTTTATACATAGAGAAAGATCCAGACTCAAACATACAGTATGGATTGGATTTCACCGATTATCTTAATTCGGGTGATTCGGTGACCGCGGCCACCATAACGATCGAATCAATAACGGGCGATGCTTCGCCGTTGGCATTCCCAACGGATGCGGCCACTGACGTGTTGATCACGGGTGGGGTGTTGGTCAATATAAGATTACAGGGCGGCACGGTGGATAACATCTACACCGTCAAGTGTGCCATAACAACCACGCTGGGTGACACGGATGCCCGTTCGTTCAGGATAGTGGTCAAAGAGAAAGTTCTATAATGTCAGACGCAAACAAGAAAACATACAAATTGGATCACGACCTGATATTCAAACTGGCCGCGATACATTGTTCATACCAAGAGATAGCGGACATAGTGGGCACCACGGTCCATAACCTCGAGAAGAGATTCAAACACGTGATCGAGAAGGCCAGATCAGAGGGCAAGAGATCATTGAGGAAGGCCCAGTTCGACAAGGCGTTGAACGGAGACACAAGACTACTGATGTGGCTCGGCAAGCAATACCTTGGTCAGGCAGATTCACCGACCGACGAAGAAAATACACAGCCACTTCCTTGGGAAGAATAATTACTGTAGATGAAACTATCAGGCCCCCAGCGGAAGGTCGCCGACGACAAGTGCCGTTTCAGGGTGCTCGTGACTGGCCGACGTTTCGGCAAGACCACTTTGGCAATCAGAGAACTATGTTATCACGCCCGGATACCCAACCGGTTGGTATGGGGAGTTGCCCCATCCTACAGACAGGCCAAACAGATTATGTGGGTCAAGATCAAACAGGTGTTGAAAGACCTGCGTTGGGTTAAAAGGATCAACGCAGCGGAACTGACCATATTCCTAAAGAATGGATCTCGTATCTGTCTCAGGGGTGCTGACAATCCAGATTCATTGCGTGGGGTGGGTATTGACTTCATCGTGTTGGACGAGTGTGCCGACATAGATGAATCCGCCTGGACTACGGTGCTACGTCCCACACTGTCAGACACCAAGGGATCAGCACTGTTCTGTGGCACGCCAAAGGGTATGAACTGGTTCCACGATCTATACCAGAGGGGACAGGATCCAACCGAGCAGGAATACAGCAGTTTCATCTTCACCACCCTCGATGGTGGTTTCGTTGATCAGCACGAGATAGATCAAGCGATGCGGGATCTCGATGCCAAGACATTCCGTCAGGAATACCAGGCAACCTGGGAGACCTATTCAGGCATAATCTACTACGGTTTCGATATGGCACACAACGTCAAGCAGTCCAATGAACCATTAGACAACACCATCCTACACATCGGGATGGACTTCAACCTTGATCCTATGAGTGCGGTGGTGTCCTACATCAAGGATGGCATCGTGAATATCATAGACGAGATACAGATATGGAGTTCCAACACCGACGAGATCTGTCAGGAGATACACAGGCGTTATCCGGGCAAGAAGATCTTCGTGTATCCGGACCCGGCCTCCAGGGCCAGGAAGACATCGGCGGGTGGCAAGACGGACCTGTCCATACTCCAGAACGCGGGTTTCGTGTGTAAGGTTCCCGGCAGGCATATGGCCATCAGGGACAGGGTAAATTCTGTCAATGCCAAGTTGTGCTCCGCATCTGGTGAGCGAGGCATATTCATTAATCCAAAGTGTAGGAATCTGTTAAATAGCATAGCGAAACAGACTTACAAAGAGGGGACGGTTTTGCCAGACAAAACACAGGGATTTGACCATATGAACGACGCTTTAGGCTATCTTATTTCATTCTTATATCCTATCAAGACCGAGTATGACATATCACAACCCGAAAGATTCACAGTGAAAACAGGAGCAACAAGATAATGCCAGACATATATGGTTTAACTGACAGGGCGATCGGTCAGACGACTTCAACCACAGGCTTGCCCGTCCATAGCGATTACGACAACTACATCCATCAGTGGAAGTTCTTGAAGAGATCTTACCTGGGTGGTCCAGAATACAAGAAGGGTATGTATCTCAAGAGATACCAATACGAGACTGAG